CACAATGTTTGAACCAATTATCATCACCGCGAGGGACTTTCGTTCCTGGCTTTAAATATTCTTTCGTTAAATCAAAATTTTCATTCATTTCAGCCAAAATCTTATTTTTTCTTGCTTCATATTCATGTTCTTTCTTTTTGTTGTGAACATCAACATCAATGTCAGCGCCAACATCAACACCAATATTATTATCAACCCTTGATTTACCTATCTTTGGTTTTAAATCAAAGCTAATCATACTATGTTTATAATCAATCGGTACTGAGCGTTCATAAATTGATATATTTTTATCTAATAATTCAATTGGTTGAAACAAATAATATTCTCCAATATTCACCAATCTTCCATTGCGTCCATATTTATCTACAATAAACTCATTGTTATCATCTATCAACATTGTCAAAGCAGCATATATTTGAACTAAAGGATATTTTTTGGGTATATTAATTAAGTCAATAAGTGTTTCTTTATTATAAAAAAATCCTTCTTTCATTAACAATCTTATCTTTTGATTTATTTTTTCAGAATTCATTTTAATAAATGTGTCATTATATGTATCTTCATTCAAATTATTTTCATCAATATCTTTTGTAGGTCTACAAACATAATTACAAGTAGGCATATAATCACAAGCTGGAGAGAAAGGAGCGTCACCAATCTTAAAATCATGAATTATTAATCCCGTAGAAAGTTGTTGCGTAATTTCTTCATTCAAATATTTACTCATTGTCTCTTGTGTAAAATTTGTTTGACCGTGATTAATAATACAATCAACTGCGGTTTCTTTCAATAAACGAGTTACATTTCCTGTTTGGGTTGCTTTCAATTCAGCTACGCGAAATACATACAAATCCGCAGCTTCTTCTTTATTATCGCCTAATATTGTACCATACATAAAAATTTGGACATTTCTTTTTTCAAAAGGTAAATCTTTATGACTGAAGTTACGAACACCGCGTCCAATAATTTGTTCAATACGATTCATGTTATACCATGGTTCCAATATATGAACTTGTCTTATAAATTTAAAATCAATGCCTTCAGACCCTGCTTTTGAAATTAAAATTACTTTCACCTTGTTTCCATCTTTGTTGTCATCATTCGTCAATCCTTTTACTTCAAAATCATTGTTTGGAGACAATCTAGGATCACCGGTTATCATAGCATATCTAGCTGGCATAAAATCTTTCTTATTTGTTGGTGGTTTCATTGTTCTTACATCAACAACATCCGTAGGCTTATTTTTAAACAATGGTTTTACATTTTCACCGTATCTTGTAAACCCAAATTCTTCCAATGCAAGCGCCATAGGTATTAAACCACTATCAATATATTGAGAATAAATCAAAATAACACCTTCGGCAACTTTACTATTTCCATTTACATCAGCATTTTTAACTAAAATTTTATCTAAAATACACTTTATTTTTGAACTATATTTGCCTATTTCATTATAAGAAAAGATCTTACCATAATCATTTAAGGCTGTTTTTTTATATTCAAAATCACCTTTTAAGGGAGGCGACTTTTGGTCAACATAATCCATCATTCGTTCCAAACCTTTTTTCCCTGTCAAATAATGTGGGTCAATATTAGTGGTTCTCTCAGTTTCTTCATTATTTTCTCTTGATGATGGCGACGATGGAGATTCATCGCCACCTACTGTAGTTTTAGTTTTTTGTTCACTTTCACTTACAATTTCACCCTCACTTTCACCTTCTGTAATAGAAGGGATGCTGCTAAGACTAACTTCTACATCTTTATTGCTGACGTCAAACTCTTCCGTTTTATCTTTTTCCTCCTTAATTTCGTTAGTTTCCTTATTTCCAGTTAGTTTGCTTTCATCCAAAATTTCAGAATATTTTTCAACAGGTATTTTTTCCACTATTTCTTTAAGACCCTTCATCGGGTATGAAATAATTAACGACTCTAGTGGCGTTTGCAATAATGTATATCCAAACGACTCCATATTTTCAAAACTAGGCATTTCACGGGTTACGCCTTTTTTTGTAGTAATAGAAAACTGTTTCTTCCTCAATGAGTGAATAATATATTTATAAACACAATATTGACACATTCCACAGTTTCCACAGTTTCCAATAGTATTCAAATAAATACCCAAAATACGTTTCTTATCTTCGGTTTTAATTTTTTTTAAATTCATTTGATAAGACGGATATTCAACAAAGGGAAACGTATTTTTTTTCGCAAATTCATTAGGATACACTCTATATGGAAATGTATAAGGATTTTCACCTCGCACAAAGGATACATATCCCGTTGCCTTTCTAATCAAAACTTCTTCTCCTCCTTCTTTAAAATTTCCATTTTTATCAAAAACATCTTTGGTCTGTATAATTCCTCTCCTATCATTCATATTCATTAAATTTAATAACCATATAATTTCTTTATAACTATTATACATGGGTGTAGCTGACAATAAAAGCAATCTCATGTTCTTGGCAGCTTTCACTAGTAATTCCAAATTCAACGCCACCTTTTTATTTTCATTATCTTCAGTTTTTCTAATATTATGAACTTCATCAATAACAATTAATCTATTGTCAAACTCGTTTCTTAACTTTCGTATTATTCTTTTGTTAAGACTAATTTTCGCATCACCCAATTCGGCACCAATTTTTTGTATTTTTGTTTGATCCCCAGGTTTCATTTGACTTCTCTTCACTTCTTCATCATAATGAATTGTTTTAATAATATAATTTGCAAATTGACCGTAACCTAAAAAAATATAATAAGTATTTATTAAATTCTTAATTTGATTTACTACTTTTTCTTTTGGAATGCCTTTCATATTCATTGGATTGATCTCTTTCAATAACTTATTACCGATAGAAGCGCCGCCTTTCATAGTCCAAACACCATCAACTAATTGTAGTTTTCTCTCATCAAACAACTGCAATCTAAAATTATCTTGCACATTTTCAGATGCAACTATCATAATTCTTTTTGTTATACCCATTTGTTTCATATAATCACGCATTTCCTCACACACACCAATTGCACTTAGAGTTTTACCTGTGCCTAATCCATGGTAAAGCAGTAAACTATTATATGGGGTTTGCGACGACAAAAAATTCTTTACAAACATTTGATGTGGTGACAACTCAAAATCAGCTTTTGCCAACATATCAGCATATTCCTTTATATTTTGGTGTATCTCTCCATCATATTTCGTATCATTAAATTCTTTTTTTTCGGCGATTTTGATATTAAAATTAATATCATTTAGATTCGGATACAAAAACCCATTATCCAATTCATTGGTATAATGTTGCTCGGTTTCATCTTGTTGCGCCAAACATTTTCTCTCGGCAACTTCTTTTTTAAGTAAAAATTTATTGTACTCTAATGGTGATGATGATGGCGAGATTGCTAATTTATAGTCATTTTCCAAATTTATATTACAAGAATTTATATTTGATTCTAAGTTAGACGTAGATATAGACATTAGATTCTTGTTACTATATACTATGAATATAATCTATATTCTTGTAATACTTTATTAATATTTGTAATTAATTTCTTTTTTTCTAAATTATATGGTCTTATTGAATTTATGCATTCATCGTGACTTTTCCATTCTAATTTGCTTACCTCTGCTTTTTGAAAATTATTTAAATTTATAGAATTATCTTTAATGTAAGCCAAAAAATATTTGTGTTTATATGCTTTGTGATTTGTACCAATAAATGTCTCTTCAAATGGTATAATATTTTCTATTACGCTAATATTATCACTTGAAATGCCTGTTTCTTCCTCAAATTCCCGCAACGCACATTCTAAATCTTTTTCTTTATTGTTTTTTCTACCTTTTGGAAATTCCCACTCGGTTTCTACCCAATTAGTATCACTATTGTTTATTATATCATAAACATTAATTATTTTATCATTACCAATCCCAATACCATTTTTTAAACCTTCAAATTTTTTGTACGACGAAAGTTCTTCATTTTTATAATGACTACTAGGAGTATCACTCCACATTTCTTTCCATAATTTATCAAAAGGGTTGTTTAAAATTCGGGATTTCTCATCATTTGACATTTCATTAACAATATTTTGAATTTGATTAATATTACAATTATTGTATTTACCGCGAATAAAATCAATAAATCCGAAACTATCTTTCCTTCTAATCATTAGATATTTGTATGTATCATTAGTGTCACGTGTAAATAAAATTATACCATAGCTAATTATAGGTAATTTACATTGATTGAATTGATGACCTAATTTACCGCAGTTATTACAAGTATTCATATTTGTATGCATATTATTTATTGGTTTATTCATTATATAATACGTTTCTTATATGTTTAAACGTACATCTTTTTATATCATTTTATTCTAATGGTAAATCTTGATCCAAATGTTTGGGGGCCTAAATTTTGGTTTTTTTTTCATACAATAACGTTGAATTATCCAAATTATCCAAATGGTGTTACTAAAAAAAAATACTATGATTTTGTTCAAAATATTCCAATGTTTTTACCCGTGGAGGAAATTGCAACACATTTTAGTAAATTATTGAATGAATATCCTATTCAGCCTTATTTAGATAATAGAGAATCATTTATTAAATGGTTTTGGTTTATTCATAATAAAATAAATGAAAAATTAGAGAAACCTGTCATCACTTTGAATGAATTTTATATTAAATATTATGAACAATACAAATCAACCAATGTAAAATTAATGGAATATTATAAAATAAGACAAAAAATTATATACATAGTTTTGATTTTATTATTATGTGGGTTGATATATTATTTATACGATAAATAAATTATACGATAAATAAATTATACGATATTTTTATGATATTTACCATATTTACCATATTTATCATATTTACCATATTTATTATATTTGATTAATATAACAACAACAAATTAGTATTATATTATACAATTTATGGATACAAACAATAAACAAGGTGGTAAAGTATTAGCATCAGGAGGATTTGGTTGCGTATTTACACCAGCATTGAAATGTATAGGTAATCAAACCCGCGATAAAAATAAAATAAGTAAATTAATGACAAATAAACATGCAAAAGAAGAATACAATGAATTAGTATACGTCAATAGTAAATTGAAGCTCATCCCAAATTATAAAAATTATTTTTTGATTGATGATTTTACATTATGCAAACCAAGTAAATTAACAAAAGATGATTTAAAAAATTATCGCGAATGTGGAGCCTTAGCAAAAGAAGGTATAACAAAAAAAAATATAAACAATGAGTTAGATAAATTACTTGCCATTAACATGCCGTATGGTGGTAACACAGTTGAAGATTTTATAATTAATAATAAAATTTACGAACAATTAATAAAGTTAAATGATAAATTGTTGGAATTGTTAAAAAATGGGATATTAGAAATGAATAAAAAACACATATTTCATAGTGACATTAAAGCATCTAATATATTAATATTGACGCATGTTGGTAATACTAGTCATGATGGTAATACTAGTCATCATAGTCATCGTAGTCATAATGTTATTGACCGTGTTGACAATATGAAAGTACGTTTAATTGATTGGAGTCTAACAGTGGAATATATACCATTTAAAAATAACAAGTTTCCTAATAATTGGAAAAATCGTCCACTCCAATTTAACGTTCCATTTTCAATCATTTTATTTACAGATTTATTTGTTGATAGTTACTCAAAATTTTTAGATAAAAATGGAGCATCTGGTAAAAAACGTGAACTGTTGTTTGAATTCATAAAAAATTATTTGTATTTGTGGATGAAAGAACGTGGTCAAGGTCATTATAAATACATTAATAAAATCATGTACATGTTATTTAAATATGAAGTGATGCAGACAAATGAATATGCAAACAACAAAAATTTAAAAGATGATAATAATTTGAAAAAAATTATTGAAAAAAATTATACACTACCGTGCATTATAAATTATTTAGTTGAAATATTACTACATTTTACAAAGTTCAAACGTGATGGTTCTTTAAACTTGCGATATTATTTAGATAACATCTTTATACACATAATTGATGTATGGGGGTTTGTTATTTCTTATTTACCGTTATATGAATTATTGTTTGAAAATTACGATAAATTAACAGAAACCCAAATGTTGATTTTTACAAAATTAAAATACATAATTTTAAAATATCTTTATGAACCGCAGATTGATGTGATTAATTTGACTAATTTAGAAAATCAACTAAGAGAAATAAATAATTTAATAAAACATGACTGATACAAAATACAATAAAAATACAAAAAAAATAAAAAATAAAAATTTATAGAATACAAAAAAATATTATATGTATATATTATATTATGTTTTCCTCAAAAGAGTTTGAAAAACTATGCACTCCAGCAAAATTATATTTTGCGTTAGCAATTTTAAGTATTTTATTGGGACTTTTTAGTGGTTTCAATTTCATGGCTGTTTTAGGTAAATTAATCTTTGCAGTTATCTATACTTTTATCCTAGGATGGTTGTGTAGTAAGGGATGGAAAAGTTTAGCATGGTTCTTGGTATTATTACCTTATGTTTTAATTCTATTAGCAATGTTTGGTTTATTTACTTTAACTAAAAGTCACATGGGAATGATGAAACAAAGTGGTATGATGCCAATATCTCCTTAAATGCAATACGTAAAATCTAATTTCTAATTATATTTAATTTATGTTTTAACAAAAATATAAATTAAACAATAATATATAGTATGAGAATTGAATTATGGATATTATTGATAACCGCATTTTTAGTTTATAATGCATATCACGATGGAAAATACATGAAAATGTTATTATCTTATAAAAAATATTATACTATGGGATTTTATTGCATTTTAGGTTTAGGAATTTATTTGTTATTTAAAAGAAACCCTGAACAGGGTAAAAATATGTTACAAAGCGCTCACAATGTTGTAAAATATATGCCAATTGATAAATCATCATTAGAAATGTTTTCACCTATTTTTGATTTTACATCAAACGACGGAAACGGTGAAGGCAATGGTAGTGGCAATAGCTTCATGCAATCACTTTATGGGATAGATTCAAATTCCTCCAGTCCGCAAGCGATGCAGGGGCATCAAAGAATGATGAATTCCGGCAAAAATGGAAGCAAACGTTCTGTAAGTGAAACAAAGAAAAAATATGTTGCTGCAAATCAAGATTGGAAATGTGGCCATTGTCAGTCACAACTAGACCATACTTTTGAGATTGATCATAGAATACGATTAGAATATGGTGGCGGCAACGATGTACAAAACCTAATTGCTTTATGTCGCAATTGTCATGGTAAAAAAACAGCAAGTGAAAATATGTAAAAACTATTGAGTGAAACTACCGTGTGAAACTACCGTGTGAAACTACCGAATAAAACTAACAAAAATTATATTATATTATTATAATATGTATGAAAAAAGTAAAACAAATTTAGATAATGTATTACAAAAAATAAAGGCAAATAATTT